GTTGGCAACCTTGCTGATTTCCATGAAATCAACTCACCTCTAACATTGATTAAAGCAATTGTTAGATCAACAAAGAAAACACCACAATATCTAAGAATTGAATTTGAAGACTACTCTGGCTCATCAACTGTGTTTGCAAGTAGAGATACAGAGCTGGCTAACAGGGATTATGTCTACGCATTAATCGGGGATAGAACGCTTCATTCATTCTGTGATGCGTACAATTTCGTTGATACTGATTTGCATAAGTTTATTATGCTAAGACAAAAGGGTGACAATCACGAATATAGCTGGTTGTATGATACTGGGCTGGGTCATATCGGTGAGGAAAAGACCCTTATGTACATTATGCACTCTAGAGTATTCACTACGGCTAAAGATAAGACGATGGCAAACCTGTATTGCTGGGATGGACAGCAAATATTTAAAGTTGTTATATTCCCTAGACCGTATACGAAATTAAAATCTGTGATTAAACAGGGGCAGTGGTATGCAGCTAGGCTTTCTAAAATTGAAGAAAAAGATGTTTTAGGTAGATTGGACTCATACAAGGTAGACTCTGATTCTGCTATAATCTCAATTGAGAATTATATTGAACGCAAAAACTTAATAAAGGCAGGTTAAATGTTAATTGTAGATAAAAGAAAAGGCGACACAATGCCCGTTCACGATGTTATTCCAACCCCCAGTGTTGGTTTAAATCGTGCCTTGGGTGGCGGTCTTAATACTGGTGCGACTCACTTGTTTTGGGGAACACCATCGGTGGGCAAAACGACTATGTGTTTTCGGATTATTGCCGAAGCCCAAAAGCTTGGGTACCGACCAGTCATTATTGACTCGGAGTCATCTTATAATGATGAATATGCTGCCAAATGCGGGATTGACATTGATGATGTGGTGATTATTCAGTCAACGGTTGTAGAAGATATCATGAAGAACCTGATTGGATATCTGACGGACGATAAAGAGAAGCATATTTTCTTGTTTGACTCACTGTCTAATATCATTAAGGAAGAGTTCTACGACAAGCCTGAAGGTGGAAAAGCAATGGGCTTGCAGTCACGCTCGCAGGGTTACCTACTACAGAAGCTGGTGAACTATCTCCATAAGGAGCGCAACATCATGCTATTCGTTGCTCACCAAACAGTTGACCTTAGCGGAATGTTTGCGGTAACGAAAGCCAAGATGGGCAACACGGTTCACCACAACATGCATAATATCGTCAAACTCTTTCTCTCCATGTCAAAGAGTGAAATGGAGCGTGAAGAGAACAATATGATTACCTCGCAACGAGCAACCTGGACTGTTGAAAAGACAAAACAGATTCCCACAATTGGGGCAACGGGTTATTATTATGTTCTTCCACAAGAAGGGCGAATTGATCAGTATCGTGAAATTATTGATATTGCCATTGAGATGGATATTATCCAGCGCAAGGGTGCCTGGTATAGCTATGAAGAGAGTAAGTGGAATGGTATGGGTTCAATTGAATTGACTGACAAACAAATTAAAGAAATTCTTAAGCGCATTAATGCATAATGAAGTTCTCAATTCATACCGATCAGCACATTATTGATGCTGTTAATATATTTGGCTATGCTTATGGCTATACAAACATTGTTAAACATTTTAATAATTTTACCTATAATGGAGAAAAGCTTTCGGTTGTAAATAATTCACCATATGCACAGGTGCAGATGTTTTATATGGAACCTGAATGGCATCATCCTATTACAGGGCAAGATTTTAGAAGTTCAGATTTTAAAAAGCATTTTGATCACCAATATAAGATCAATGGTACATACCTAGAGGCTACAAAGGTTTGGGATTGGTGGATTCCAACGATGAAAACATTTGATGAGATCTGGGTAGGTAATCAGTTCTCAGTTGATGCAATTCGTAATTCGGGGATTGAAACACCTACATATGTATTTGAACTAGGTGTTGATGATATGTGGAAGCCGTTTAAGCGTGGACAGGGTAATAAAATCCGCTTCCTGCATGTTGACTCAGATAGCCCCAGGAAGCGTGTAGACCTCGTTGAGAAGGCTTTTCTAAAGCTGTTTAAGGGAAGAGGCGATGTTGAGTTGACTTTAAAATATCATGGCACTAATAACACCGATGGTTACAGTGTCATGAACCTTTTTGAGAAAAAAGAAGAAGTTAATATTAATAAGATATATAAGACGCTAACGCAAGAAGAAATGGTTGATCTTTACTACAACCATGATGTTCTTGTGTATCCATCAGAAGGCGAAGGGTTTGGTTTAATCCCGCTGCAAGCTCTTGCTACTGGCATGCCAACCATATCTACAGGTAGATGGTGTTCTTATGAAAAATATCTTGGCTCTAATGTTATTGAATCAAAACTCGGAAAGACACAGCATACTGGATATCATACTGGTGAAGTTATTCTTCCAGAATTTGACTCACTTGTTGATCTGATGAAGAAAGTTTATGATGACATTGATAGCCAATGTGATTTTTATTATAAACAAGCACCTAAAGTTATTAAAGAATATAATTGGCAAAGACAATGCGACAAGATGCTTAATGGGTTAATTAAAAGAATTGGAATTGAGAAGTTTAAAGAGTTACCGATACCTCCAGGTAAATGGATATTTTTTGAAAGTGGTGCTGGTTACGCAACAGAATCTGGAATTAAATTCTCTAGAAATGAACCATTACACGAAGTTTTTGAAGATGAATATGATATATTGATTCGTCAAGGTAATTTTAGAATACCAACAGAAGAAGATTTCAAGAAGTATAGGAGTGTATAATGGAAGAAATGGATTTTAATTCGTATCAGAGAAGAGCTAGTCAAACTGCAATCTATCCTACAGATGGCTTAAATGGTCTTTTATATACATCTCTTGGTCTCGTTTCAGAGGCTGGCGAGGTTGCTGGCAAGGTTAAGAAAATCTTGCGTGACAATAATAGCATCATGACTGATGAGCGAAAAGAGCAACTTGTTGATGAGCTTGGTGATGTTCTTTGGTATTGTGCAATGATTGCCAATGAGCTAAAAACAAATCTTGGTGCTGTTGCGCAAAGAAATATTGATAAGCTTGAAGATCGTAAAAACAGAAATGTGATTGGGGGGTCTGGCGATAATCGCTAGGTTAAGTCATGTCTATTACAAATTTTAAAAGACTATATAGAGGAAGTGAAATCTATGTATTCGCTTCTGGTGCAAGTCTGGACTATATCCCATCTTCATATTTTGATAATAAAATTTGCATAGCAACAAATCGTGTTGGAATGGTTTATGGTCTTAAGAAGTACATTACTTGTACTCATCACTATGAGATCCCAGAATACTATAGATCGCTAGGTGATAATTCTGTAATCATCGCCCCAGATCGTAATATTAATAATTTAGATATGGAGCCAATTCCAGATAGTCTGGATATTTTTAGATTTCCTGCAACTCAGCAGCATTATCTTGGGTTTGATGTAGAAAAACATTTTCCTAAAGACGAGGATACCCTTGTGATTGGAACATCTGGTGTGCATACATCTCTACATTTAGCTCAGTATATGGGTGCAGAAACAATTATTATCGTTGGTTTGGATCAGGGCTTGCTTGATGGTGCAACTAATTTTAATGGATATGATGTTATCCCAAATCATCCTGGTGTTGACACAGGTAAAACTCCACATTCTTTTCCTGTTTGGGAAATGCATACTAGAGCAGTTGTTGCTAAGATAAGAAGTCTTGGCTGTGATGTTTTTTCCTTAAATCCTTTTATGAACTGGAATCTTGAAGGTCATGAATATTCTGGGTATCAGTTATGATTGTGATAGGCGCTAGGTCATATAAATGTCCGTGTAAAAATGTAATTCCTCAAGAGCCAGAATGTGGTGATAGAGGTGTGGAAGAGGATGAGTAGTGAAAAGAACTGAAAAAGAAGAGATTAAGCGTGACGGTGCAAAAGCAGTTAAGAATTCTGGTCGTGGAATTAGGAAGGGAGATGCTTCTCTCCATAAATTCTTGGTTGATTACAAGCACAATGCTAAAACTTTTACGCTTACGCTAAAAGCTTGGACTAAGATGAGAAAAGATGCTTTCAATGCTAATTATAAATACCCATGTATTTCTGTTGTGTTCGGAGAGAATTCTGAAACAAAAGTCGCTATAATTGACTGGGAAGTGTTCCAGGATTTAGTGAAAGGAAGTGATTATGAAGATTAAATTATTTTGTGACAGATTGTCTGGTCATAAGTGTGTTGGTTTAACAGTTGGGCATGATGAGCTTTATATTGGTGTCAATCTCATATTTTGGATGATTGGTATTGCAAAAGTTTATCCACCATATCAAGCGACTATTTTTACAGAAGATTTGAGGAAAGATGCCTGACATTATTGTTGATACAGCAGTTCTTGCTGAGCAAATGGGTGAAAAAGCTGATGAGTTTATTGAATGCATTAAAATAGTTCAAGATATTATTGAGAATCCACAGGATTACATTGGTATGCAGGCTATTAAATACGCCAATATTCTCTCGGGTTACAGAACGCTTATGATTGTTAAATCACAAGCTTTTAAAAGAAGATCTACTATTATGAGCGAACAAGATAAGTTTGTTAATGATATTTGGAAGACAATGTACGAAGCACTAACAGAAAATATCAATGCCCTTAAATTAGCGGCAAGAGGAGTAAATTAAATGAAAGCATTAAAGCAATTGAGGGCTCCTAAAGCAGTAGCGCCAGTGAGTGAAGAAGTCGTTATGAAAGACCTGGTTGAGGCTATTAACGAGCATCTCGCCCTGAGAAATACCCCATCTTTTAAAAAGGTTAATGGGTTTCACCCAAGCTATACCAATCAGTGCGCAAGATACTGGTACTATATGTTTGAAGGAATTAGCGTAACTCCATCATTTAATCCTCAGACTTATCGTATTTTTGATAATGGGCATGCTGTCCATGAAAGACTTTATAGTTATTTAAGAGATATGGGTATTCTTGTTGCAGAAGAAATTCGTGTAACTCATGAAGATCCACCAATTGAAGGTACTGCAGATGGTATAATTAATTGGTATGGTGAAAAACTAATTGAGCTGAAATCAATCAGTCAAGAAGGCTTTCATTATAGACAATTACATAACAAACCAAAAGACGAACATTACCGACAAGCCCAAATTTACATGGAATGCTTAAACCTGGATTCAGGTTTTGTCATTTACGAAAACAAAAATAATCAGGAGATCCTTCCAATCTTTATTGAAAGAGATCAACCGTTTATTGACAAACTATTTAAAAAGTATAGGAAGTTTCATGGTGCTTATCTGAGCAAAGAAATCCCTGTACAGCCATACAAGAGAAGCTCGGCTAACTGCTCTTCTTGTGATTTGGCAAAGCACTGCTGGGCAGAAGGAGAGCAAAATGAAAGTGAGGACACCCCGTTCTGATTTTGCAAATGAGTAAATGGTCAATGAAGAAACAAAGATTTGTGCATATGAAGAGTGTAATAAAAAATTTAAAGCAAAAGTCTATAATGCTATTTATTGCTCTGCAGAATGCCGTAAAATTGTAACTAATAGAAATTTATTAGCTAGTTATTACGAAAAGAAAAATAATAAAAATAAAAAAAGAATTTGTAAGACTAAAAATTGCACAACAGTTCTTTCAAGGTATAATAAAGAAAATATCTGTGAGCAATGTAAAAAAGAAAGATTTGTTCAAAGGCTTGTATCATGGGGCTGGTCGGAGAAAGATGTTAGAAGGGGCGTTGAATGACGCTCCGCTCTTTAGTTTCTTCTATTAAAGAGGATAGGGTTTTAGCAATTGATCCCGCCTCTCACTCTCTAGCCTGGGTTATTTACGATGTAAGTCTTGATAATATTAATCTGGTTGCCTCTGGCAAGATTGATTATAAAAAAGATAAGGACATATCGCTTAAGTTTAAAGCTATAGATAGTGGTCTTACTTATCTGGTACAGGAGTTTAAACCTAAGCATGCGATTATTGAACAGTCAATTTATGTACAGAATTTTGAAACGAGCAGGATTATCTCGTATATTATTGGCTACAGTTGGGGAGTTCTCAGCGCTGGAGGATGCCAGGTTTCGGATGTAAACCCTTTAATGTGGAAATCTGGAATTGGATATAAGAATCTGGGCAAGAAAGATGCGGAAGCTCTTATTAATAACGGAGAGAAAGGTTCTCTTCAGGTTAAGCAAAAGAATGAAAGAAAGAAGCGTGTGCGAGATATTGTAAGAAATTATTTTGCTACAGATGACATTAATATAGATGATGATGATATCATAGACGCTGCAGGTATTGGATTATGGTATTCTTTAAAAAAGATACGAGAGGTCAATAATGGCAAATGAGCCTTATAAAGATAAAGCTTTTTTGTACGAAATGTATGTGCAAAGAAGATTGAACCTAACTGATATCTGCAAGCATTTAAAAGATACTTATAACATTGAGGTTACTCCTCAGGCTATTTATAACTGGGTGAAAAAATACGATTTACTAAAATTTAGAGGAAAAGGAAGAAATCTTAGTGGTAATACTCAGCAGCAAAAGCGTGAGAAATCACCTATGCAAATAGAATCCGAAAGAAGAAAACGAGAGATGAGAAAACGAGCTCAGCATAATAAGAAAATGAGGGGAAGATGAGAAGATCGGTTACTACTAAGGATATTAATTCTTTTTCAAAACTCAATATGATTTATAACCAAGTCAGAGTAATTGAAGCGAAGATGAACCAGACAGAATATAAATGTCTGGGCTCTGGCAAGTGTTGTCATATTGGTCTTACTATTCACATGGCAGAGTGTGCGAATATTGCATTTAATCTTAGACAGCAATATTATCTTTATCTTGAAGATAAGGGTTATGAATTTGCTGATAAATGGATTGATGATGTTACTGAAGATCTTAAGGCGGCGATGTACGATGACAGTTGGCAGATTGGCGGTGAATCAAAGAGACTGTGCGCCTTCTACAAGGGTGGTTGCTCCATTTATGGATATAGACCAATGGTGTGTCGCACATTTGGTACAATAACAACTGTTGATGATTATTGCCCAAGAATTAGAAATGCACAAGGATCAATTGATTATTTTAGCGGTGAAGGTGTAAAAAGAATTATCAAGATGTTCCAGGACTTCCTTAAAGAATACACGCAGGATAAAGATAAAAGCTATGACCTTACTGTGTATATGCCATTGGGGGTTTTAAGTTTCTTGCTTGAGCCAGAAGAGCTTTATGAGCTTGAAAAAAATACCGATCCAAAGTTCTGGAGAGCAGTTGATGGTTGGGTTAATTATAGAGTTGAGTATATAAAGATGCATGGTTACGATCATGATGTGCTTGAAGCAGAAGCGGAAAAAATCGGTGTACCATTAAAGTTTCCTAAATTAGCAACAGAGTAATGATAGTTTGGTCAGATAATCAATATTCAAGATTCAGTGTCGGGTATGGTTATACCCCAGATTGTCTTTATCCTCATATTGAAAAATCTGGGATCCCAATTGAAAGAAGAACACCAGAAACACCAGAAGAGTTTACAGGTTTATTCAGCACAATCAATCTAGGATATTTCTCTCAAATATATGGCAGCGATAAGATTTTGATAAATCATTCGCTACCAGAAGCATTTGTTAAATCATCTGTTTATTCAATTGGTTATACATTCTGGGAGACAAATCAGCTCCCAGAAGATTGGGTTAGACATTGCAATGAGATGGATGAGATATGGACTTGCTCTAAATTCATGCAGGATGTATTTATCAAATCAGGTGTAAAAGTTCCTGTATATGAATTTAAGCTCGGCGTTGATCCAGATCTTTATTTCCCTTCAAGAAGATACGCACATAATCAATTTACATTTCTATCTATTGGTTCTCCATCTACTCGTAAGAACTCTCAGATGAGCGTAGACGCTTTTTTAAAGCTATTTGATGGTAATGAGGAGTATAGGCTTATTTATAAATCAAATGGCACCCCAGATGCTCGCAACTATGCTGGCGGTAGAATGATAGGAAAACTTGAACACCCCCAGATTGAAGTGATTGATGACGAGCTATCTCATGCAGAATTATCTAAACTCTATGACCAGGCAGATTGTTTATTGTATCCAACGAGTGGAGAGGGATGGGGTAATATTCCTTTTCAAGGTATTGCAAAAGGGATACCTACAATATGCACTAACGCAACAGCCTGTGAGGAGTATGCTTATATGTCTATTCCATTAGATTATGAGTGGTCTCAAGACAAAATGTCTGGAATATATGAGAATGCTGGTTTCTGGGCGAAGCCAAATTTTGATGATTTATGTGATAAAATGTTATATGTAGTTAATAACTACGATAAAGTTTCAAAAAAGACTTTTTCTAGTGCTGAGCATATAAATAAAAATATGACTTGGGAAAAAGTTTCAAAGGATTATACAAATAGATTATGTCAGATATTGAAAGATACCAAGGCGAAACATTAATTGATGAAATAAAGAAGGTTGAGGAAGTCGGGCTTCTTTATGTAAAAGGTTACTCTTACTCTGAAATAGCGCAGCTACTATCGCAGCCGATTGATAAGACTAAAGATTATATTAAAGAATATAAGAAAATACTCAACCGACAGGCTGAGGATGACCCATATTTTCTTGAGAAATTGCAGTTCAATACAATCAAGGCTTTGCAGGAGTTTGATCAACTAAGCAAAGAAGCCTGGGAAACTGTAAATATTGCTACAGATCATGGCATGGTTCCTGCAAGAATTCAGGCTATTAAATTAGCTGGCGAGCTTGCTACTAAGAAAGCTCAATTGCATAAGCTTTTGAGTGGTACACAAGCGGATAATGTGTACATAGAAAGAATGCAGAAAGCAGAGAATGTTAATCAGATGCTTTCTAAGGTACTCAGGGATGTTATTGCTAAGCACCCAGAAATTGCTAATGAAGTTCGTAAAGAACTTGAAATAGCATTTGCAATTATGAATCCAGATGAGAACTAAAAAATGTTTATTTTTAACGCTACCATAAAGGTACAAAAAATGTTTTCAAATATACCGTCACATAAAGGTACAAGAGCACAGATGAAGAAACAGCTCACGCACTCAGGTGGTGATTCACATGAGTGATTTCGTAGGAATGAATCTTGACTTAAAAGATTTTGATCGTCTTTTGCGTCAAGATGATCTTATAGAAACTCCTGTTGATATTCAAACATTTGTACAAGATAAAGAATACCTGGGTTTACCTCCACTTTCGGATATTCAATTGGAAATTGTTAGACATTCTACACAGATTTTCAAAGAGCGTACATTAATTGCAATGTATGGTGAAGAAGAAGGAAAGAGATGGTATAAAGAATATACTGATAATGAAGTTATTTGTATGCTTGGTAAAGGTTCTGGTAAAGACCATTGCGCAAGAATATCAATGGCATACACAGTATACCTAATCCATTGCCTTAGAGATCCGTTAATTTATTACGGTAAGGCTCATGGTGTTTATATTGACTTGCTAAACCTAGCTGTTAATGCTCAGCAAGCACAAAGAGTATTCTTTGAACCATTTAAAAACTTATTGTTAAGATCTCCTTATTTCAACCGAGTTGGATTTGAACCAAGAGTATCAGAAATATTTTTCTTTTCACGCCCTGTTAGATGTTTTTCTGGTCACTCTGAATCTGAAGGTTGGGAAGGTTATGAAGTAATGACAATCATTTTGGATGAAATTGCAGCATTTAAAACTGATGCGGAATTGCGTGGAGAAACAAGATCAAAGGGATCTGCGTCTGCGATTTACAATATGTCTAAGCTTTCTATCATGTCTCGTTTTCCAGAAATAGGTAAAGTAATTCTTTTGTCATTCCCTCGTTATAAAGGTGACTTTATTCAACAGAGATTTATTAACTCTAGAGAAAAGAAGGAGCCAAAAACTTGGTCAATTAAAGCTGCAACATGGGAAGTAAACCCTACGATTAAGCGTGAACAATTGGAATCGGAATATATTAGAAATCCAGTTGAGGCTAGAAGTCGTTTTGAATGTGAACCTCCAAATATGGAAGATGCTTACTTTAGAGATCCAGATTTGGTTAGAAAAGCATTTATGTATGGTGAAGATCCAATTGATGAAGATGGTAATTTTAAAAATTGGTTTAATGGTACTGATGCTCAAGTTAGATTTATTCATATAGACTTGGCTTTGAAGCGAGATAGAGCTGCGCTTAGCATGGTGCATTCTCCAGGGTTTAAAGAAATTAAAACATTAGGCGGGATTGAAAAATTACCTGTGGTTAATGTTGACTTAGTTTATTCATGGGAAGCAAGTATTAACCAAGAAATTAACTTCTCTTCCATTAGACAAATGATTGTTGATTTGTGTAGAAAATTTGATGTTGCTAAGGTTACATTTGACCGCTGGCAATCTATTGAGATGATTCAAAGCTTAAGGGCTCAAGGTATTAATGCCGATTTCCATTCCGTAAAGAAAACGGATTATGATACTTTAATGACTGCTATTTATGATACGAGATTGCGTGGATATTGGAATGAATTATTGGTTGAAGAAGAACTCTTGAAATTAAGATTATTTGGAAATAATAAAATTGACCACCCGAATAGTGGTTCAAAAGACTTAGCTGATGCTGTTACTGGTGCGACATTTGTTTGTATTGAGAATATGGTTATTGATGGCGAAGTGGAAATTGAAATATTAACACCAGATAAATATTATGAAGAGAATGAGGATATTCCTGAATTTGGGACTGTAAGAGTGTATAATAGTGAAGTTGGGCAATTTGGTCCTGGATATAGTAAAGAAACGATAGAGGCAGAAAAATGGTTAGAAACCCTATAGAAGATATTAAGGTTACACATGAGGATATTACGCAGCATTTGTTAAGGCAAATGTCTGTCCTTCAGTTTGATTTATCTGTTGCCAGAGCTGAGAATGAAAAGCTTAGGAACCTGGTTAGTGATATGGTAAAGAATAACCTTCCTAAACCGCTGGGTGATTAAAAAAATTATTGAAAAAAAATAATATTTCTTGCCTACAGCGAGTTTTTTCTATCTAATGGTGCTAGATTCTCTTTTGCAATAAAGAGTAGCTAATCCGCTACTCACCATAAACCTTAATCAACACAGGAGAATAATATGTTCAAAGTAAATAAAGTAGATAGCCTTCCTGAAATTTCTAGGGCTGGGCGTAAGTCTGAAGAATTGAATGCGATTATTGATGCACTCAAAATGTCAGCCAATACTAATGCAGTATTTAATATTGTAGGTATTAAAGCTGGTAATGCTTATAATTCAATGCAACAAAGAGTTCGTGCTCAGGCTAAGAAGTTGGGTTACAAGATTGTAATCCGCTTTGATTCAGTTAATGAAACTCTTTACTTTCAGGCTTCACAGAGCGGTTCAGATAAAGGTACAACAACCACTGGATCTACAGGTAAGGCAACTGTCACTGCAAAAGAAGTAGATGGGATTAAGACAGTAAGTAAGATTAAGACAAAATAATTTTACCAAAAATTATTTCCATAAAGCCCCTCGCAAAGCATGCGAGGGGCTTTTGTTTATGTTAATATAATAGTTATGCTTACAACTGAACAACAGCAAATAGAAATCTCACAAGAAGATATTGAAAAATGGGTTCCGATGTTTGGTCTCCCATGTTACGATAGACAATTAACTGAACCTTTTTTTATGTCTTTTGTTCAGATGGCAATGTATTTTCAGCAAATTGGATTGAAATTCGCAGTGAGTACAATTACTGATTCTCTTATCAATAGAGCTAGAAATAATATCGTAGCCAAGTTTATGGCTAATCCACAGTTCACTCATTTGATTTTCCTGGATGTGGATCTTTCTTTTAAGAAAGAAGATATTCTAAAACTTCTTTGGCATGATAAAGATGTGGTTACTGGATCTTATCCAATTAAAGATATTAACTGGGATAAGGTTGTTGCTAATGTTAACAATAATGTTGATGCAAAAGATTTGTCAAGGAAAGCAACAAGGTTTGTGGTAAATCCTGTTCGTGCTGGGAATAATACAATTGCTACAGATAATGGTGCTATTTCAGTTCATGATGCGGGTACTGGTTTTATGTGCATCAAAAGAGAAGTGTTTGAAAAAATGATTGAAGCGTACCCTGATCTGAAATTTAAGGATGATACAGGTAGCATGAAAGAAGCGGAAAGAGATTTCACTTACGCTTTCTTCAATTCTTTTGTTGACGAAGATCAAAGATTTGTATCTGAAGATTATGGTTTTTGTAGGTATTGGCAAAAGCTTGACGGTAAGATTTGGGTTGATCCATCTATTGAGATTGGACATCTAGGTAGGTATATGTATGAAGGTAATATGATGGAATATCTTATAAGTATATCTGCTGATACAGCTAAAGAAAATGCTGAAAAGTCAAAACTGACTGGAAAATCATAATATACTAAAAGCCAGTAGTAGGCTAAATAAAATATACTAAAATTCTGTAAAATATCGGCTAAAATAAATGTGGTGTAACATTAGCTTATAATTTAGATAAAGAATTATATTGTGCTGCCCTAAAGTTACATGGCTGTAATATTACACGCCCCGATCCAATTTTTGATCCATTCTTTGACTCATTAATTTTTTTAAAAAATACTGAAGAAATATAATTCCGAAGGTTTTTTTCGCAACAATTCCCCGATACAATTATTGCTCAATGGGTGACACATATCAAAAACTAATTGCTAATACATTAGCCAAAGTATTATCTTTGGCTAATCTTTGGCGTATGTGTGCGCATTTTATTCAGATAAATAATTGTATTCGGAATGGGGTTAGCATTTATGTCTAGTAATGTATTTGGATCATTAGTTGGGTATAGAATAAAAGATAAAAATACTGTTTATGGTAAGGTTTCTGAAATTGTTGAGTATGACGAAAATAATCAACATTTTATTCTTGCTGTATTAGATAATGGTAAAGCAATGCATATTTCTACTGTTGCTAAATTGTTTGCACTTCAAGATATGTATTTGCTCAAGCGTGACGGTGATTATATTGTTTATGCTTACACTAAAG